GGTTCATCGTTTATTTTTATAAACAGAAGTAGTAGATTTCAAGCTGACACTGTCAACCCTAAAAAGTACGACAACTGTCCTGTGAGTACAATAACTTTAACCGAAATCGCTGGTTGATGAATATTTCAACAAACGACATCAAAATAGACGGGGCTTACATAGCCGCAGGGCTTACCGCTCCGGTTTGGGTCGCCCAATTGGAAAGTTGGTTTTCAGCTGTTGCAGCATTTTTGGCGGTAATATTGTTGATTCTTAGGATATACAAAAACCTAAAAACGGACAAAAACATTGATTGATCCATTATCAGCTTATGCCGCAATTTCGGCCGCAGCCGGAGCAATATCTTCAGCAATCAAGGCTGGTCGGGATATTTCGTCATTGTCAGGACATATTTCTAAATATGCCAAGGCTGAAGCTGAGTTACAGCACGGGGCAAGTGCAAAAAAAAACGGTATTTTCTCTAAATTAGGAGTTGTTGAAGAAAACGCTATTGAAAAACATTTTAAGCAAGAAGAGGTAAAGCGTTTACGAAACGAAATGAGAAGTTTGTTTCAGCTGTATGGATCACCAGGACAATGGGAACGATTGCAGCAAACAATAGCGGAAGAGCGGGCAAGGCAACAAAGGGCTTTAAAACTGGCGCAACATAAAAGAGATCAGTTGATTACGTTTATTATAGTTAGCGGAGCAATAGTAGTCGGAGTAATCGCAATCGTTATTTACGTTAAGGTACTGATGAGTTTGTAAATGCAAAAGAAATTACAGAAACAATCAAAGTTTGCTGAGTATGACGAGGACGGTGATGGCATCGTTAGCGATGAAGAACTGTCTCATGTCAGAGAAATAAAGAAAACAGAGAACGAATTACGCAAGAACTTGGCTCAACTAAGGATGGCTCGATTTACTTTAATTGCAATGGGGATTTTTACATTAGCAATGTTTTTTGTGCCGCTAGATAGAGTTACAGCGTTAAGCGACATAAGCAATTTATTTTACATAAGTGGCGCTGGAATTGTTGGCGGGTATATGACCACAACAGCATGGATGGCAAGAAAATGATAGCAAGTCTTATTGCACCTATTTCCGGCCTAGTTGGCTCATGGATGGACAAGAAAACTGCCGAGCAAGCTGGCAAAGCTGCGGTGGCAAAAGTTAAGGCAGAAAGCGAAGCTGCCGTAATGGTTTCAGCTGCTACATCGACTGCCGAGTGGGAAAAACTGATGGCGAAAGGGTCGCAGCAATCACTTAAAGATGAGTGGCTCTGTTTACTTTTCTCAATTCCATTGATTTTAAGTTTTTGTGGGGAGTGGGGCAGACACGCTGTTGAGCAAGGCTTTGCAGCCTTATCCACTATGCCGACATGGTATTCAACTACCCTTGGCGTAATTGTGGCCAGCACATTTGGCGTAAGGTCAGCCACCAAGTTTTTCGGGAAAAAATAATGGAACATAATTTCGATTATTGCTTGCGTACAATGCTGAAATCAGAGGGTGGCTATGTAAACCACCCGTCTGATCCAGGCGGTATGACCAACATGGGCATTACCAAGCGAGTATATGACGAATTTTACGAGACTGACGCAGACGAAGAGACTATGCGCAATCTCAAGGAAGCTGAAGTAAGGCCAATTTACTTTGAAAACTACTGGTCACGTTGCCGTTGCGAGGACTTGCCTACCGGTGTTGACCTTCAAGTGTTCGATATTGCCGTTAACTCCGGCAGCGGCAGGGCTGGTAAAATATTGCAAACTGTTGTGGGCGCTACCATTGACGGCGGTATTGGCGAAAAGACATTGGCAGCCGTGGCCAAAATGGAACCGTCCGACATTATTCGGGCTATGGGTGTTGAGCGGGAGTCGTTTTACCGAGATCTTAAAACATTCGATACGTTTGGAAATGGCTGGCTGAACCGCAACAAGCACACGACCGAAACAGCCTTGGAAATGGAGAACATCGAGGTTTTAAAGAATGAGGGAGTGCCGATTTAATGGCAACGGCAAAACAAATAACCGACCTTGAGAAGCGCATATCAGCTGCCAAGCGGCAGAAGATAGCTATCGAAGGGCGCGATGATTTTCTAAAGTTTGTCAAATTCACAATGCCTGATCCCGAAGATTTTGATAACACTGAAATGTCAATTTTCAAGGATGCCAAGCACCATCGAGCATTGGCCAAAGTGCTAGAGAAGGTGGAAAAGGGGCATATACCGCGTTTAATTGTGTGTATGCCGCCAAGGCACGGCAAGTCTGAACTCATATCTCGCCGGTTTATCCCTTGGCTGGTGGGCAAAGATAATTACCGAAACATAATTTTTGCCACCTATAATGAAGATTTTGCAAAAGACTTTGGTGCTGATTGCAGGGCGATTATGACCTCTCCGCAATACAAGCACGTTTTCCCGCATCATAACTTGCGGCAGGGTGGCGCTTCAAAGTCTCGTATTCAGACCGGTTCCGGCGGTATGTCTGTTTTTGTTGGCCGTGGAGGCTCGATAACAGGCCGTGGAGGCGACTTTGTGATCCTAGACGACCCAATCAAGGATAGCTTGGAAGCTGGCTCTCCTACGCTGCGTGAGCAGCTTTGGACATGGTTTACACAAGTGTTGATGACACGCTTGATGACAGCATCGGCCAGCATTGTGATTGTACAGACCAGATGGCATGAGGATGACTTGATTGGGAGGCTTACTGACCCCACTAATCCGCATTATACGCCAGAAGAAGCAGCTAAGTGGAAGATCATTAACTTACCGGCATTAGCAGAGGATGATGACCCGCTGGGGCGCGAGGTTGGCGAGTTGTTGTGGCCAGAGCGGTTCGATATGGAGTTTATGACTGCGCAGCGGCGGCTTGATGGTCGTGGGTTTACTGCGCTGTACCAGCAAAGACCTACGCCGGAAGATGGCGATCTATTCAATCGGGAGAATCTTAGCTTTTACGACAAGAAGGACTTGCCAAAAGATTTACGGATTTATGCGGCATCCGATCATGCCGTTGGCGTTGATAAGACGAGGAATGATGCGACTTGCCTGTTGATTGTAGGCGTTGACGGCAACGATGACATATACCTGATCGATTGCTGGTGGGAAAAGCAGCCTACAGATAAAGTCGTAACGGCAATGCTAAACCTCATGCAAAAGCACAAGCCATTAATCTGGTGGGCTGAGAAAGGCCATATCAGTAAAGCAATCAAGCCGTTTTTGCGCAAGCGCATGGCAGAAGAGAAAACATATTGCCGCATTGAGGAAGTAACGCCAGTGCAGAACAAGGTTCAACGAGCGCAATCCATATTAGGCCGGATGGCCATGAAAAAGGTCAAGCTGCCTAAAACATCTCCTTGGACACAAAAGGCTGTTGATGAATTGTTAAAGTTTCCTAACAGCCGCCACGATGATTTTGTTGACACACTTGCTTGGGTTGGAATGGGGCTAGATAGAATGGCAACACCAGGCGGGGGATTGTCCAACAATGATAAAACGCCCGAAGTAGGAACTTTTGCTTGGGTTAAATGGGATTCGGAAATGCGCAAGAGGCATGAGCGAGTCCACAGCACGACAGGTGGTTGGTAATGGATAAAGAAGATTTCATGGAAGTGACGGTTATCGAAGAAAAGAAGCCGGAACCATCCGAGCGCCGTAAAGCACTTGTATCGGATTTAACTGCCCGAATTAAAAGCGCAAAAGCGTTCCACGAAAAGCCTTTTAAGCAAATGTTTAAAGACATGGACGCTGCGCTCAAGGGATTTGATGATGCAGAATGGAACGATACTAACTATGTCGCCAACATTTTGCAGCGCCATGTTCAGCAAAGAACAGCTGCTTTGTATGCCAAGAACCCGCAAGCTGTAGCAACAAGACGCGACCGGATGGATTATGCCGTATGGGATGGCGAAGAGACTTCACTGGCTATGGCCTATCAGGCATCGCAAACTGCCTCTCAGGCTGCATTACCCGTGCCATTTGAGGCACAGGCTATCATACAAGACTATATGGCCGGTCAGAATCACCGCAAAATGCTTGATAACGTGGCAAAAACACTAGAGCAGCTTTTTGATTACTTTATGAATGAGCAAACCCCGTCATTTAAATCACAAATGAAGGGGCTGGTGCGCAGGGTTATTACTTGCGGTGTTGGTTATGTGAAAGTTGGTTTCCAGCGAGACATGGACAGGATGCCGGAAGTTGCAGCCCAGATAGCAGATGTTCAAGGGCAGATTGATTATATTCAGCGGATAGCCAAAGGTGCAGCAAAAGGTGAGATTAACCAAGACGATCCGCAGATCGAAGAGCTTATGCTTTCATTGAAGGCGCTAACTGAAGAGCCTATGATGATTGTGCGCGAGGGATTGTTGTTCGACTTTCCAGAGGCAAGCAGCATAATCATTGACCCAATGTGCCGCCAGCTGCGCGGTTTTGTTGGTGCAAACTGGATTGCGCATGAAATGTATCTAAGTCCAAATGATGTTGAAGAGATTTATGGCGTAGATATTAAAGACAAGTTTAATAGCTATGATGTCAAAGGCCGGTTGATGTCCGATGGCCAATACGAAAGAAAAGCATATGGCGAAATAGACATAAACAAGACCCAAAGAGAAGGCTTGGTACTTGTTTATGAGTATTACGACCAGAAAAGCGGATTGCAGTATTGCCTAGCTGATGGTTATGAGGATTTTCTGCGAGAGCCAATGGCTCCTGACGTAAAGGTTGAAAGCTTCTTCCCGATCTTCCCGTTGGTGTTTAATGAGATCGAGCATAAGGATGTGCTGTTCCCGCCATCAGACATTAAGCTACTTATGCCAATGCAGAACGAATATAACCGCGCACGGCAGGGCTTGAGAGAGCATAGACGGGCAAACCGTCCAAAGTATGCCGCACCAGCCGGTATGTTAGAGGATGCTGATAAGGAAAAGCTGGCCACTCACCCAGCTAATGCGGTGATTGAACTGCAAGCCTTGGCATCTGGACAGAAGGTCAATGATGTTATCCAGCCTGTTCAGCAAATAGGGATTGACCCTAATTTGTATGAGGTTCGCACAATATTTGACGATGTGCAGCTGGTCGTGGGCGCACAAGAAGCTAACTTTGGTGGCGTTTCCAAGGCAACGGCAACAGAAACAAGCATTGCCGAATCAAGCCGTATGTCCAGCCTCGGCGCTAATATCGATGACCTCGATAGCTTTATGTCGGAAGTTGCTAGGGCAGCTGGGCAGATTATGCTTTACGAAATGTCATCTGATGAAGTGAAAAAGATCGTTGGGCGCGGCGCAGCGTGGCCGGAAATGACCCGTGAAGAAATCATGGAAGAAGTGTTCCTTGAGATTGAAGCCGGATCAACGGGCAAGCCCAATCGGGCAGCCGAACTACAGAACATCGAGCGCATCATGCCGTTCTTGTTGCAGATACCTGGCATAGACCCAAGCTGGTTGGCCAAAGAACTGCTCAAGCGCCTTGACGACAAACTTGATATTACACAGGCGATTGTAGACAAAATTCCAAGCATTGTGGCTATGAATCAGTCTCAGGGCGAGGGTACTGGCAACCCAGCATTAGCTGGTGCGCCATCGGGAGGGGCATCCAATGCACCTATGTTAAATGCGCAGTCGGCGGGTTCATTGCCGCCGATGGGCAATAATCAATAGCGTTTTGTTGAAACTTACGATCAACAACGCTAGAATGTATTTAGAAAGGGACGCAAATGGTTGATGAACCAAAAGAGTTAGATTCGTCCTCTGACTCACAAACACAAGACGAACTTGATTTAGCAGTAGATCAGGAAGCGCCTACGTCTAGCGCAGACAGCGAAACCGAAGAGGATTTGCTTTCCGTTGTGCAATCAGCAATGGAAATCGAAGAGCCGGAGGAAGCGGAATCGCAATCCGAAGAGGAAGTTGAAGGAGAAGATGACGGGGATGCAGAAACATTAGCAGCATCAGATAATGTTGAGGATGAGGATGTATCAGACAAGTCACCTGTTCCGTATAAGCGTTTTCAAGAAGTCATTGCCGAAAAGAACGAATTTAAGCACGGCGCAGATCAGTTTAACAAGATTACAGACTATCTGAGCCACAACAACATCAATGCAGACGAAGCCTCAACAGGCTTGCAGATCATGGCATTGATGAAGAATGATCCGGCTAAGGCGCTAGAGGCATTAACGCCATTTGTTAATACCTTGCGCGAATTAACTGGTGAAGTCTTGCCAAGCGATATTCGTAATAAGGTCGATGATGGATTCATGGACGAGGATGCGGGTAGGGAACTATCAAGAGCGAGAGCCGAGGCAGACAATCAAAAACGTATAAATGACAGAGTGCTGACGCAGCAAAACAATGCACAAAGCGAACAGCATAAAAATCATTTAGCTAGAACTGTTACTGCTTGGGAAGATAACGCCCGTCAAAGTGATCCAGACTACGACCTCAAACAAGATGAGATTGATGATCGTGTAAGGGTCTTAGTTTCCGAGCGTGGCAGTCCAAACACTGAAGAAGATGCGATTTCTATGGCTAATGAAGCCTATGAATCGGTGAACCAGAGGTTTAAGGCGCGAATGGGAACCAAAAGGGCAATACGCACGGCATCAGGTGGTAAACTTGGTGGAACTCCTGTTGCGGAACCAAAAAGCCTGTTGGAAGCAGTGCAAAACGCCGTAGCAGCCGGTTCTTCCTAATTTTGGAGTAAACTAAAATGGCATTTTCTTCAGCCGAACTGGCGAATATCGCCAACGCCGCACTCGATTATTATATCGACAAAGGCAAGGTGTATGCTAACTCGCTTCAAGATAAACCTCTTCTTGCTGCAATGGACAAAGGCGCAAAGACTTTTCCAGGCGGTAAAGAGAATGTTTCTCTTGCGGTCAAGGGCGTTTATACAACTGGCGTTGCCGGTTATACGCACAACGATACTGTTAGCTATTCAAATCCAGCTAACATTAATCGCGTTAACTACCCTTGGAAAGAACACCATTCCGGTATTTCGCTAACACTGACCGAATTGAAAAAAGACGGTATCAGCGTTACCGATTCACTAACTGGCGCATCAACTTCCAATCATTCTGGCCGTGATAGCCACGTTCTAGCCAATCTTCTTGAAGATAAGCTGGACGATATGATGGAAGGTTACAGCAAAGGCATGAACACATTGCTTTATGGCGATGGTTCTGGAAGTGCAACTGCACTTGCTGGCATCCGTTCTGCAATTGTTGATAACCCAGCTGCATCAGGCACAACTGTTGGTGGCCTTTCTACTGTGACAAATACATGGTGGAGAAACCGCGCAAATGTTGCCATTACAACATCAGCTACCGGTCAAGAATTGATCGAGTTGCTTAACACTGAAATGCGTCAATTGAAGCGTTTTGGTGGCAAGCCAACTATTGCTGTTTGTGGTTCTGCGTTCCTAGATCGTCTTTCCGACGAACTGCGCCGCAATGGTAACTACAGCCAGACAGGCTTTGCCCGTGGTCAAGATATTAGCATGGGTGAGATTACATATAACGGTTTGGTTTTCCGTTATGACCCAACACTTGATGATCTGACCATCTCTGGCAAAACCCCGTCAAAGCGTTGCTACATCATCGATCCAACTAAACTGTGCATGTACTACATGGACGGTGAAAAGATGAAGCGTCATGCGCCAGCCCGTCCGGCTACGCAGTACGTTATGTATCGCGCAATCACAACCACAGCTGTTCTTACAGCATCGCAGCTTAACTGCCACGGTGTTTATGAGATCGCTTAAATAACAAAAGGGGGCAGCTTACGGCTGCTCCCTTGCTTTAATGAAAGAGGGAAAACATGGACTATCATTTTGTAGCTTTGGCAATCGGAAGTGACATAAATCACGGAATCACCAAAGACTTTGTTACCGCATCGGAAATCGTGGTGCTGCGTAATATTCACGGCGAGACAGCCGTTTCTGAGATTAGGCCAACAGGGTCATTTGACCACGGCTCTGACGAAGAGCGGAATCGTTTGGGAGAACTTTATAATGACGAATTGGTTGCAGAAATTTTTGGCAAGTTTGGCGAAGTTCCAATTAGCCTTGAAGATGCAAAAATTGAAGAAAGCTATATGGACAAAATGTGGCTTAGAGACTCAAAAGAAACCCCCAAAAAAGCAGCCAAAAAAGCAACCAAAAAACGTGCTAGGACGGCGCAGGGAGCGTTTATCGCAGACGACCCAACGACTGACAAGAACGAGGCGTGGGTAGAAACTGAGGAGTAAGGCATGGCAAGAGGCACAACCCTAGCAATCCTGATTAATGATTTGCGTTCCGAGATTGGCCATTCACTTGAGCCAAACTTGGGTAAATCAACTAGGGATGTGCTGATTAATGTTATTCAACGAACTCAAAGAAGGCTGTGGGATGATTACGCATGGCCTTTTTTAAGAGTGCAGCGTGATCTTACAATCTCACAAAATCAGCGGTATTACGATCTGCCAGCCGACATGGTGTTTGAGCGGATCGAGCGTGTTGAGTTTAAGCGTGGCGATTATTGGGAAAAAGTCGAGTATGGCGTAGGTGCTGCCCAATACAATCAATACGACAGTGATCGAGGTAAAACCTCAAGCCCAATACAGCGGTATGATACAGCTGAAAACGATCAGATCGAAATGTGGCCAGTGCCATCCGCTAACAGCACGGCATCAACTGGTGATGGAATGATACGGCTGCACGGCATCAAAAACCTTGGCGGCCTTATAAGCGATGCCGACAAAGCAGACTTGGATGACCAGCTTATTGTTTTGTACGGCGCAGCTGAAATGCTGGCACGGCAAAAGCAAGCTGATTCCCAAAACAAGCTGGCACAAGCACAGGCTCATTATTCTCGATTGAAGGCGCGACTAGCAAAATCCGAGACATTTATCATTGGAGGCGGTGAGCCAGAAGGTCTTTATCGCCCAAGAAACCCACCGCTAATAGCATCGAGTTAAATTATGCCATATATACTGGTCGAGGATTTTAGAGGCGGGTTAGACACAAGGCGGTCAAATGTGACTGCTCTGCCTGGTACTCTTGTGTCTATCAAAAATGCTCATGTCACACGGGGTGGCGAAATAGAAAAGCGACCAGCGTTTGTGTCTCTAAGCACATTGCCAACCAACACAACAGGTCTTGCAGCTGCTAACGGACAGATTTATGTGTTCGGGCATGAGGCTGAATCAGCCGTTACGTTTCCTTCTAACACTCCGGCAAACCTAAACTATGTAAGATTAGAACATCCAACAAGCAGCGTGGCTTTGACAAAAGTGTTGGCCACTGACTTTTTTAACGGGCAAGTCTATGCAGCTGCGCAATTTGCCGATGGCCGTATCTTTCACTATTACAATGCAGTAAGAATTACGGATTGGTTCGATGGCAGAGCAAGAGCAAAAATACAGATAACAGGCGGTACAGTAGGCGGTACGGCAGCCACGGGTTCTTTTACAATTTCAGCCGGTACAGCCAACCCAGGCGATAACATAAGAACAATTACTGTAAACAGCGTAAGCCTAGTTTCTACAGCTGTTGCCCACACGGGGAATAACGCCACTACAGCAACCAATGTTGCCAATGCAATCAATGCTGCAACAACTACACCAAATTACACTGCGTCTGCATCGGGCGCAGTAGTTACAGTAACATCTGCAACAATAGGTGTAGCTGTTAACGGCTTTGCTGTTGCGGTTCAAACGGACGGTGCAGCTGGTGTAAGTAGCATAAACAATATGTCTGGCGGTGTTGACAACGCGATTACAACCATAACCGTTAATGGGATAAACATTATCGCTTCTCAAGTTCCTTGGTCTGCGTCTAACTCTGCAACAGCAACCCTAGTTGCCGCTGCAATCAACGACTTTTCCTCTGCGCCAGAATATGAAGCAACCGCGACTGGTGCTGACGTAAACATTATTTCCAAAGAGTCTGGCACATCGTTTAACAACCTTGCAATCGTTGTTAGCGTTGCGGGTAATGTTACGACAGTTTTTAGCCCAACAAGTCAAAACTACTTAGACGGCGGGGCAACTGATAGTTCGATTAATGGATACACACCAGGCAGTTTTGTGCGTCCGGTCAAAACAAAGATGTATGCGCTGTCTGATAGTTTGCTGCATTTTAGCGGAACAAACGACCCTACTGAATGGAACGATGGTTCAGCTGGCGCTGGGTTTATTAACCTTTCAAACAACGCTTCTGGATCGGAAGATTTGCAAGCGATTGCCAACTATTTTGACAACATTGCAATTTTTGCGCAGCAAGCAATTCAAATTTGGTTTGTAAGCGCCAATGAAAATCTTAACCAGCAAGTCCAAGTGTTAAGCAACACTGGGACAATGGCTCCCCATTCAGTAGTGGAGTTTGGCGATAATGACGTATTCTATCTTGGTGTGTCGGGTGTCAGAAGTCTTAGAGCAAGAGATTCTAGTAACGCAGCTTTTGTCGGAGACATTGGCAATCCAATCGATGAAACAGTTATTGATGCCATTAACGCGGATACTGCGTCAGGCACGGAAGCGCAAGGCATACTAGACCCCCGTACTGGCCGGTATTTGCTGTCTATCGGCAGCACAGTTTTTGTCTTTAGTTATTTTCCATCATCAAAAGTTTCAGCTTGGTCAACGTATGAGCCAGGTTTTGCGGTAGATAATTGGGCGTATGACGGCAGCCAAATCCTTTGCCGCAGCGGTAACGGTCTATATTCTTTGGGCGGTGAAAACGGTAACACTTACGATAACGCTACTGTTGAAATCCAAATGCCGTTTTTAGATGCCAGTACGCCAGCCACCAGCAAAGATTTTACCGGCATAGATGTTACTTGCACAAACCAGTGGAATGTTTTGGCGGCAACCGACCCCGCAGACATAACAATCTTAGAAGAAATAGCCACAGTTAACCGGACGACTTACGGCCTTGGCCGAGTTTCAATGGCTGGGTACTCAACTCATATTGCACCGAAGTTTACTTGCACTCAGGACGGTGCAGCAAAGTTGGGCAATGTAGTCGTGCATTATGAGGGGAGTGAATCATCGTGATCTGGCATAGGGCAAGCATTGGCTCTCTTTATGACATCGCTGTTAACATGAGGGAGCGCGATTATGAGGAGATTTCGGCATTAAGTTTTACCGATAACCGGCATGATCTGGCTGAAGAGATTGCTCGATCTTGGTCACGTTCCGAGACAACTATTGTGTGCGGCACAAAGGAACACGGGGGCATTGCTGCGTTTACCTACATCCCGCAGCGCAAAGGCGTGTGGAATATGGGGCTTTTTGCGACCGATCAGTTCTACAAAATCCACCTTTCACTGACAAAACTCATCATTAAGAGTATAATACCTACGTTGGATAACGCTGGCGCACATAGAGTAGAGGCGCAATCGATAGCTGGATACGAGACTGTGCATAATTGGTTGAAGTTTTTAGGTCTTGAAGAAGAAAGTGTTCTAAGAGGATACGGACGTAATGGCGAAGATTTTATTAACTTTTCTTATGTTAGACAGCCGCAATCAGAGCAGGGTTCTGTTAAGTGGCATAAACCAGGAGTAGTAGCGTAATGTGTATGGGTGGCGGTGGCGGTGACGGCGGTGCAGGCGAAAGAGCGCGTCAAGAAGAAGAGCGGCAAGGCCGAATACGGGCTGGCAATATAGCTATCAACGATACCTTTGGCCAGTTTGACGATGATTTTTACCAAGGTCGGCGCGAGGCTTACACTAGCTATGCGCAGCCTCAATTAAATCAGCAATATGAAGATGCGTTTGAAAAACTGCGAAAGACATTGGCCGCAAGCAATTTGTCGCAATCTTCAATTGCAGCAAGGCGTAGAGGGCGGCTAGAGGAGCAGCTGGGAGAAATGACCCGCAAGATGAATTTAACCGGCCAAGATTACGCAAACAAAGCAAGGGCTAATATTGAATCTGCTAGAACCGGTTTACAAAACCAAAACATGAACATGGCTGACCCATCACTTGCATCGGCCAATGCTTTGTCCCGCGCTCAACAATTAAACGAAGTACCGGTATTTGACCCACTTATTAATCTGTTTGCCGATGCAACCGAAGGTTTGGCAACGCAAGCTGATTTAGAGCGGAGGGGCAAAAACCGCTACGATAGCGGCCTATTTAGCACCGGATCGTCTGCGAGGAATGTGCAATGACGTATGACCCTTTCAACTTCCCAAGCACTGGACTTGAAGATGACGGTGATTTTGGCGGCAATTTCACACCTTATGCCGTAATTGCCGATCAACAAATGATGGCTGCAAGACAAAGGCGAGCCTTGGCTTTAAGGAATAAGCAAAAAAGCCTTGCTGATGCGTTTGGCGTATTTAACGATGATTTTTATGACGACTTAGGATCATCTTATTCTGATTTTCAAAACAATCTTTTAAGTGAAGGGTATGATGAGTCATTACGGGGCATATATGATGGCTTTAAGGCAAAAGGGCTGCTTACACAAAGCGAAGTTGATGCGGCAATTGCTGGTCTTGACACTAGCAGATCAGCCGAAATGGAACGAGTTAATCAAAGCGCAGCCGAATATGCTCAAGCTAAACGCGATGAAGTTGCTAAAAAGCAATCTGCTTTAGGCGATCAGCTGGCCTCGTTAATTGGCGGTGCGACTGACCCTAATACTCTTGATGCGCAAACCGCTGCTATTAACGCTTTTGATTTTAGCAAAGACATAAACAAGTTAAAAACACCAGGCGCTAAAGGCGACTTAAACTTCTTTCAAAAATACAATCAAGTGACAGCTAATCCTTCAGTTAATGTAACAGCCCAATCAAACACTGGCGCTCCGCAAACTGGAAACGTAACGCCGGTAAGCAGCACTGGCGCTCCGCAAACTGGAAGCATAACGCCGGTAAACTACACGGGCATTGCAAGCCCGTTTGGCTCAAACAGCATAAGGGTGGTGTAAATGTGTGAACCAACATTAATAATTTCGGCTATGGCAACTGCGGGCGGGGCTTACTTAAAAAACCAAGCAGCAAATAGGGCTAACCGAATGGCTGGCGCAGCTGTTGGCGAGTACGGCCAAAAGAACCTTGCTCTTGAAACTGAGGGCAGGGATGCGATTGATAACACAAGGCAAATGTTTGAGCAGCAAGACTTTGGAGCCGGTCAGGGCGAAACGACTAATCGTTTGGCTGCTTTGTTTAATGATGCGACCAACAGCCCTAGTAAGACACTGCCAATAGCGGCTGGTGCGCCAGCAATCATCGGCAATACAATGAACAGCGAACTTGCCAATGCAGCTGCATTTAACAAACAACAAAACGATGCTTTGGCCAATTTACAAGGTTTTGGCACTTTCTTGGCTAACACAATTAACCCAGCAATGAACCGATCAGCTGAAACAGGTCAGATGATGGGGAATATGATGGGCGGCAACGCAAATGTTCTCAACGCTCAATTAAGAAACGCTAAGAACAAAGCTAATTCACCGCTTGGGGATATACTGCAAACGGCTGGAAGTATTGGGGTTAATTACGGATTAAGCGCTCCAAGCGCTGGCGCTGCCCCAGCAAACCCTCCATCTGTGGCTTAAATGACGGGGTTTGCTGATTAATAAAGTAATCAAAATCGTAAGGGCAAAGCTATGAAAAGTAACGCATACAATTTTTCTAATGATCTGGCCAGAATAGGTAGCGCACTTAGCCGAGCCATGATTGGCAATGCATCTGATGATGCCGCGATTGCGCTTGCCCAATATCGAGATGCGCAGACAGAAGGGCAAAATCAAGAAAATACATTTAGAAAAGGCCAATTTGATGCCATCGATACAGCTTCCGCCCCAACGGGGATGCTGTCTCAAAGTATGCTGAACAGTCAGGGGGTTGGGTTAGATGGGAACAACAACTTTGTAAAATTACAGCCGCCTGGGGCTAGGCCGCAGACCATACCAGCTTATGCAAATCAAAACACTATGACACAAGCTGATATGCTTGCTCAAGCTGGTGCAATGGCAAGAGCATTGTTTGGTGACGGCAAATACAGTCCAAACCAGCTGACAGAAGCCTTGGGAGATTTAAGCGCAAACAGAGATTCCAACATGGCTAGGTCAATGATACTTGATCCAGCAACGGCAGAAAAAATGTTACGCCGTGCGGGAATAGTCCTTAATCAAGACCAGTATGTTAATATGGACAACAACACAGCCGATAACATTGCAGCTGGTGAGCGTAATGCAGCCGATAACATAGCATCCGGTGAGCGTAATGCAGCCGATAACATAGCATCCGGTGAGCGTAATGCAGCCGATAACATAGCATCCGGTGAGCGTAATGCAGCCGATAACATAGCATCAGGCGAAAGAAACGCAGCTGACAACAATAAGCCTGGTGCAGACACCCGCAAACGACCTTCAGTTAAAGATTCAAACGCTAACTGGACTGCGGTAACTGATACTGTTGCGGGCTACGATAATCTTCCACCCGCTGTTAAGGGTAAGTTAAGGGTAAGACTGCTAAAAGCCGTAGACCAAGGATTGAAAAATGACCAGCAAGCCTCTTACGATGCTGTTTACGCTCAAGCCGTAATTGACCCGTTACTGTCAGGAATGACGGATATAACGCCGAGCGGTTTAGGCAATGATTTTGTTTTTCCGTCTTTCATTTACAATAATTTGAAAAACAAATTGTTTGCACCTAATGCTTTAGGAGAATTGCCTAATAACCTACCGGCTCCCACAGAGGCAGACCCTAGTAGGGTGCTTCCAAGAAGAGAATGGACGATAGAAGTAGCAAAGGAATTGGGCTACAGCGACAAACAAGCGCAGCAAGTAGCCGATCAAGTTTTGGCTCCATAGGAGGGCGGTATGTCTGCATTAGATTCACTCCTCCCTTTTGGCAATCAGTCTAAGGTAAACGATAACCAGCAAGCGCGGCCTACGGTTGCAAGCGCCTTAGATTCTTTAATGCCATTTGCACCCGATCTACCGGCGGCAGCGCCCGTTGTTGGTGTCCCTCCCTCGCCAGTGGCGCAGCTGCCGGTAGACCCTATTGACGCACAGATTGCTAGAAACAATGCTTTCAAGTCAGAGGTTGACGGCATCCTTGCCCCACCGCCAAATGCTTTTGAGGCAGCCAATCAGGCTACGCAACAGGCCGACACATCGAACAACATTGAAAACGCAATGGCCATGCAGCCAGCGCCATCTTCTATGGTTGCGCCTATGCAGCTGGGTCGTGATGGCGTTAATCCGGTTAGTGTTTTCAATCCGTTGCCGGTCGATAACGCACAAATTGTCCGTGATGAAATATCCAAAATAGAACAGCAACCAATGGCTACCCAAGAACGGGCTGATGCTGGTTTGTTTAATCCAAACAGGGATTTTGGTAAGGCGTTTGAGTTTGGCCGCTTGAGAGCGCAGAGCGATGTTAAAAACCTTGTTGCGGATGCCGAAGATGTTTTGACGCAAACCGCGCCTATGCAAATGATGCAGACAATGCAGAACGCCGCGTTGCCTGTGGTTAATCCTATCAGAGAGTTGTTTGGCGCTAAACCGCTTCCAGAAAACGCTAACGAAAAAGCATCTATTGCTGCGGCAGCTGCGGCAAGGCAAGACGCTACAAGGCTGATGGATCAGGCTAAAGCGATGGGTTATCGCCAGATGACCACTGATGACATTGACAACTTTGGTGATTTTTTAGATTGGGCAAAGACCAGTTTGGGATCGTCAGGTGAGCCAATGATTGTTGCTTTGGCTACTGGTGGCTGGATGTCTCCGCTGTTAATGGCTGGTGAATACAATACAAACCTAAAGGAAATTAAAGGACTGTCGAAAGAAAAGCGATTGGCCTTGGCTTCCAGCGGCGGTTTGGTTGCGGGCTTTTTAGAAAATCTCGGTTTAGGTGTTCTTGTTAAGGGGATACCAAAGGAACTGGTTGGCAAGCTAGGCGGCAAATGGTTTGCTGATAAGGTAAGCAAACATTTTGGCGCTAGAATTGGCGCAGCCGTGCTTACTGGCATGACTTCTGAAGGTCTGGTCGAAGGTGGCCAAGAAGGTATCGGAATTGGCCTTGAGGCATCCGTAGGCAAAAAGTTTAAGCAAGGTGAAGTCTGGACAAGATTCAAAGAAGCTATGGCAGCCGGAGCCGTTGTTGGTGGAGGTATAAGGGGCGGTGTGCAAACTAGCACTGAAGCAGTCGGTGGCGTTCAATCAGCCATAACCCCCGACCCGCTGCTTTCTGACAATGAAAAGATTGTAGCAGGGTTCATTGCTTCTGATTTGCTGAATCCAGCTAACGCCCAGCTGACGGAAGTTAAGCCGCAATCGGCGCTTGATTCTCTTATGCCAAATGTAAGTATCGATCAACCAGCACAAGCACCAGCGCAAGCACCAGTGCAAGCAGTCGAGCCAGCTGTCGAGCCAGCTGTCGAGCCAGCTGTCGAGCCAGTAGTTCCGCCAACCATCGAGCAGCCGGTAGTCGAGCAGCCGGTAGTCGAGCAGCCAGTAGTCGAGCAGCCGGTAGTCGAACAGCCAGTAGTCG